TTAATCTCAAAAAGTTTGAAATTTTTATTAAAGTATCTAATATAATCAAAGTAAGCTCCATGAACATCACTTCCAAACGAGAAGTTATCTAAAGCTTCATCATCAAAAGACTCAGTATCACCTCTCTTAATTAAATGTTTAATGATAACTTGTTTAAATGCAGGGATTTGTTGTCTTTGTACGGCAACATCACATGTAGGATTAACAAAAGGTGCTCTACAAGGGAAGGTGGATGATACAGGTATCTCAAAGAAGGTTTCTTCTGAATGCATTATACCATCTCTATTACCTGCGGGAATGTAAAATCTACTCTCCTCATGTTCCAAAGGCATTGCCGACATTGATAAATCGTTTGAAGCGGCGTAAACTGCGCTAAAGTCTCCTGAAGTAGAGTAAAAGTCTCCTGAAGAAAAATTAAAACCTAACGGTATAAAATTTCTTGAATTGACAAGTAAAGAAGATACGCTAGAATGTTCAGCTTTACGACTAGAATTAAACGCATGAGGGACAGGCATAGACGTGCCATTTCTAGAAAAATAATGAGGAGCATTATTATACTTTAAATTCCTACGTCTTCCAGTTCCTCTAGGTTTATCAGCGTGAACTACTTTTACGGGAGCTCCTGCGACAGAGGATACTGTAAGTGTGGTGGTTACTAAATTGTTAAATATATATTGGTCTGTATCACCGTTTGCCGAAAGATTTAAATCGTTTTTAAATATCCTGACACAGAAACCATCTTCCGCAAATATGTCTGCTGTTTGATTGTAAGTATCTGTCAAAGACTCCGTAGCGAACAATTTAAATACAACGTGGAAGGGAGCAAATTGTTTAAATATAGAATTTACATTATGCATTATCGTAGGAACATCCATGGCTACTCCACTAGCCTCTCCTATACTATGAGATAACGCACTTAATTCGATATTAGAATAGACTAGAGAACTTTTAGAACTCCAATAATCAATTAAATTTAATTTAGAACCATCTCCAGACGCTATCACGGAAGATAGGTTAGGAGGAACCTCCATGGAACTTGTATAAAATTTAAATTTATCATTCCATGAAAGATTGTAAACACTTCCTGTGTTATAGTTTGATTTTTTCAGAACATCTAATAAAGAATCTACGTAAGATTCAGGTATTTCTAACCCTCCTCCTAGTGAAGCGTATCCTGTTTTTGCATCTCGTTTACCTTTTAAAATATCTTCTAATATTTCGAACTGAGCTGAGGTAATATAACTATTATCATAAAACCTATCATTCTCCCATGGAGGAACAGGGACATCATCAACAC